TACGGCTACTGGGAATCTGGATATTTCTGGCGTCTCTGCCTGGCAGATATCAGCCGTCGCAGGTAGCATAAGCATATCCGGAACTGGTCCGCCTGGGGCTCTGGTCCCTGCCGTATCTGGATCCTTGAGCCTTGCCGGGACGTCTACTGCAGCTGCTCCGATAGCTTTGGTCGGGTCGCTGAGTCTTGTAGGATCAGTATCTGCTGCGGCTGCTGTCGCTGTCGCTAGTGGTTCGATTAGCCTGGTCGGCACAGGTCCGCCAGGGGATATTGTTACGGCCGTCTCTGGCTCGCTAAGCCTTGCCGGTACGTCCTTGGCTGTGGCCAGGGCTATTGCCGCTGGTTCGCTGAGTCTATCCGGAACTGCTACGGCTGTGGCCGTGGCTGTGGCATCCGGATCACTGGTGATAAACGGAACAGCAGCATGGCAGATATCTGTCGTGACCGGAGCATTTGCCATTTCCGGCACGGTTACTGCTAAGGCCGTGGCCGTAGCAGCAGGATCGCTAGCCATAAACGGAACGGCAATTGGCCCTGGTAATAATGCGGCCGGATCTCTGTCCATTGCCGGCGCCAATGTCGTGGCACAGGCTGTGGCAGTAGCGGCAGGGACTTTCTCCATTGCCGGGGTTGCTTCGGCTAGGGCGACTATACTGGCGCCTGGTACACTGGCCATTACCGGATCTGCACAAGCAGGTGCTCGGGCAACGGCTGTTGCAACCATGGCTCTAGTCGGGTCTGTTATGGCAAGGGCTAATGTCGTTGCCTCTGGCTCTTTGTCTATCGTCGGCGTGGCCGCTGCATTTGCCGGTGTGCCAGATTTCCATGTGAAGGCTGTTGTTTCTATTGACGGATTGTCGGCTATCGTTTCTATTGATGGATTGTCGGCTAGTGTGCAAACTGATAGACTCAATGCGGAGGTTACAGGTGGCTGACGAAGGTAGTATTCTGGCCTTTCCGCAGGGCAATGATATCGTCCTGACCTTCAACGTTACTGATCCTGGTAATGGTAATGTGCCATTCGTATTGACTGGGTGTGCTCTGACATTTCTTCGCAAGAAGGGCAAGTATGTGCCTGACACTGATCCGTCTGCCAGGTCGTACTCTGTTGTTATCGATCCGGATCAGGTCACGAATCCCGGCAAGGCTACTGTGTCCATACCGGCTGCAGACAATGGCGTTCCTGGAGTCTCATGGGCGCGTATGGACGTCGTCAAGAGCGGGAAGCTGAGGACAGCCAATACATGGGTAATGGAAATAGGGGCAGTGTGAATGTGAAGAAGTCAGATGCAGCGGCCTACATTCTCTTGTTCGCGGGTCCGGCTGCGTCATTCGTATATCTACTGGCGCACTAGGCATTGTCGCCGGTAGGCTTTGCCATAAAGGCGCGATCAGCTAAGATTCGCGCTATATCGTAGGAAAGGGAAACCGATATGTCGCATTCAGCAGCCGGGGAGCCAGCCGGAAAGGCTGGTTCCCAGGGTGATGGCGCTGGTCAGCCGCAGGGCGACGGCCAGAACCAGGACCCAGCTGCCCAGCCTGATGGCGGAAAGCCTAGGGCTGCGGAAGGCAGCGACGATGGCGGCCAGGAGGACCTAGCCGCTCAGTTGGCACACTGGAAGTCTCAGGCCAAGAAGCACGAGATCAGGGCCAGAGACAATGCCAGAGCAGCAGCCGAATGGCAGAAGCAGCAGGACGCCAACAAGACAGAACTACAGCGTGCCCAGGAAGCGCAGCAAGCGGCAGAGCGCGAGCGCGATGAAGCCCGAGGAATGCATGCGCGGATCATGGCGGCTGCAACCCACGACGTTCCAGTGGACCTGATTGACCTTCTCGGAACCGGAACGGCCGAGGAGATCGGAGAGCGTGCTGAGACGCTATCCGGCGCGATCAGGACCGAAGCCATGGCGATTGCCAGGCAGACGGTGGAGGCAATGGGGTACACGTGGCCGGGAAATGGCCAGGGTGGTACCGCGCCAACTGCTGCAGGAGCAGCTCGTTCGTCTGGTCGCCCGGTGGAGTCGTTGGCAGGCGGAACCAGCCCGCAGCACGGCACCCAGCCGATGTCAAGTGACGAGTGGTTCCGTGACATGGTCAGTCAATCTCGAGGCTACTAATCACGTGCAGCGATAAGGGTCGTTGCGCTGAAAGAGGTTCAACGTGACGAACGTTTACAATACCACGATTTCGCGGACCTCCGGGCAGGCGGATGCGCTCGTCCCGGAGCCTCTGTCGACATCGATCATCGAAGAACTGCCGCGCAAGTCGGCTGCGCTCAGCCTGATGCAGCGGACCACGCTCTCTAGCAAGACCCAGCGCATCCCCGTGCTGGATATCCTGCCGGTCAGCTACTGGGTCTCCGGCGATACCGGCATGAAGCAGACCACTTTCCAGGGATGGAAGAACGTGGTCTTGGTGGTCGAGGAACTGGCGACCATCGTCCCGATCCCGCAGGCGTATTTGGATGACGCCGACATGCCAATCTGGTCGGCCGTGCAGCCGCGCATGGTCGAGTCGGCTGGCGCCCTCATCGACAACGCCGTTCTGTTCGGTCTCAACAAGCCGGCCACCTGGGGTGAGTCGGTCTTCGTCGGCGCCAAGAAGACGCTGCAGGTCGTGAAGGCCGGTACCGGCGTCGACTACGGCGTGGACGTCACGAATCTGGCCCAGAAGATCGTGCAGGCCGGATACAATCCGGCTGGCGCAGCGGCCATGCCAGGGCTCAGCTGGAAGCTGGTCGGCATTCGGTCGGCGCAGGGCGTGCCGATCTACGAGCCGGACATGCAGGGCGGTGACGGCAACGCCAACGGCAGGCTGTACGGCCGTCCGCTCGCCGAGATCGACAACGGTGCCTGGAACGCTACGGCAACTGGCGCTGAGCTGCTTCTCGGCGACTGGACCAAGTCCATGGTCGGTGTCCGCCAGGACATCAGCTTCAAGATGTTCACCGAAGGTGTCGTGTCGAACGACTCCGGCAAGGTCATCCTGAACCTGATGCAGCAGGATGCTGTGGCCATGCGCATGGTCATGCGGCTTGCCTACGCCGTCGTCAACCCGGTGACCATCCTCAATCCGGCGTCGAGCATCACGGCCCGCTGGCCGTTCGGCGCGATCCTGCCGACGACTGCGACGGCTCCGATCACCGCTGCGGCGCTGACTCAGATGACGTCCTATGCGACGGCCGGTGCGTACACCGGCTTCGATCCGTCCTCGATCTCCGGCATGTCGGAAGAGCAGCAGGTCGATCACGTGCAAGCTCTGCACGCGACTGCGGCGTCGACGGCTGCGGAATACGAGGAGTTCCTCAGGGAGAAGGGTGTCAGCGCAGCTCAGCTGCGGCGCAACGTCAGGGAGCAGCGTGAGCTGCAGACATCTGGCAACGAGGGTACTGCGCCGGAACAGACGCCAGAGGGCTGAGCCAGCCGGTATAAGCCCGACGAGGGATAGGAGAAGGGCATGGCGCTCCCACCGCTGGCTAACCAGTCTGACGTGGAAGCCCGGTTGGGGCGCAGCCTGACATCGCAAGAGGCTAGACGGATAGACGCACTCCTGTTTGACGGGAGTGCGTTTATCCGTCAGTATGCAAGGAAGGACTTCGAGAGCCATCCGGCTGACATCGTCGACATCAAGGCCAGTGGCGGAGTTATCAAGCTGCCGTATCGGCCTGTACAGGCTGTCAATTCGGTTGTGGCCATTTCTGGTGCGCCTGGTATCCCGAATATCAACGTCTTCTGGTATGTGTTCGACAGCATCGACGAGATTACCGTCGCCGATCCAGGCTACTCGGGAATCATCAACCTGCCGGAGTACTGGTATGACATCGGCTGGTTTAGCAGCACCTTCCGGGTCAACTACGATCACGGCTTCTCGGTTGTTCCTGAGATCGCCATATCGATCCTCTGCACAGCTGTGATATCCGTTCTCACCGCGCCGACGATGGCAGCTGGCGTCATCGGAGAGACTGTGGGGAACTATAGCTACAGGCTGCAGCGCACGGGCGGTGGAATCAGCGCAGCGCTGAAGGATGCCGACCTGACAGCTCTTGATGACTTCCGTGGCGGCAAGTACAGCACGATACAGCTGGGGTCCTGATGCCACTGACGACCCTACCGCTAGGCCAGACGGTGA